GTGGCTGTTGCCCTGAAATCAGAGTGGGGCTCTTGTACACTGTACAGCGTTCTGTTAGTGTCTAAATACATTCCCAAAATTGTGTCAGCCGCCCTTACCCGGGCGGCTTTTTTTATTGCCCGAAGAGAGAAAATGGCGTTCTCGCTGAGCACTATTGAAACCGCGATTGGTTCAATAGGCAGGCTCTCTGCGTCTGCGCCTGTTCAAATTGGTGGCCTTGTGCTTACGGGCATGGAGGTGCCTGACCGCATACGGGACGGCGGGCAACAGCAGGTTGTTGTGCACAGGCTGCCGGGTGGTGGGCGCGTTCTGGACGCTGTGGGCAATGACCCATCGCGCCTTGAGCTAGAGGGGCGCTTTCTTGGGCCGACGGCCTTTGCGCGCTCTCAAATGCTTAAGCAGATGCGCATTGCGGGAAAGCCTGTTTCGTTCTCGGGTGCGGGGTTGACCCTTACAGTCAAAATTGCTGAGTTCTCGTGTGATTATCAGCAAAAGGGCATTGTTATTCCGTACCGTTTGGTGCTGGAGCAACCTGCACAGGGAGCGTCAACCTCTGGGGTGACATCAAGCCTCTCTTCCTTGATCGGCGATGACGCTGCTAACGCCATTTCCGGCGTAACCGACGCCGTTAACGATGTGGCCACTATTGCGGGGAATATAACGGGAGAGCTTGGCACGGTTGTGGGGCAGGTGACACCTATCGCCGACATGATTGGCGCGGGTGGTGTGTTTGCTAAAATACAGAGCGACCTGACTGTGGCCGGTGGCCTATCTGGGGCTGCTGTTAATTTATCCTCAGTTCCAGACAGCGCCGCCAGTCTCGTATCTAGCCTTGAAGGGGCGGGTAGCGGGCTAACAACAGCGATAAGTCAAACCGGGGCAAACCTTGAGGGCATTGGTTTAAACGGTGCGGCTGGGCTCTCTACACTTACACAAAATGCAGAACTGCACGTTAGTTCGGCGCATTCTGGTGCTTTGGTAAATCGTGCCTACGCCAATGCGGTAACGGCCACTGATGGCACTCAAAACGGGCCGATCGTAACGGCTCACTAGGTCAGTTATGGCAAAAACCATCAAAGTGACGGCGACAGATGGCACGCTATACCACGTGGCCGCCATCCATTTGGGTGATGCCACGCAGTGGTGGCGCATTGCGCAACTGAATGGCCTGTCTGACCCAGACCTGTCGGCATTTGTTGCTCCGGTTAGTTTGACACTCCCAACTGTGGATGCCTCTCAGGCTAGCGGCGTGCCCGGGGTTTCATCGTGAGTGAGAGTGTAACCGTCACAGCGTCTGGGCATAAAACGTGGCGCATGCCGCAGGCCCGTGTGCTGGTCAATGGCACGGAGCGGCCAGAAACGGGGCTGGAGCAGTTCAGTTTAACGCGCACCCGTTACAGTCGTGCGGATACGCTGGATTTATCGTTTGCTCTGGACAGGTCTAAAATACCGACCTCTGGGCTATGGTTTGATGTAAAAGCGGCGTCTGGCACTATGACTTTGCCTGACATTGATGTGCAGCTACAGATGCGCGATGCCGCCGTGGCAGGTGCGCAGTGGACAACGATGTTTCAGGGCATTGTTGACCATGTTGATTTTAGCCCGGCTGAAACAAGCGTTACCATCCAATGCCGGGATTATCTGGCTAAATTGCTTGACTTGCGGGTGCTCGATGGGTGGTTGAACATGACGGGCCCCGGCGTTGTAGCGGCCATGATACAGGCGGCAGGCTTAACGCCGCAGGTGAGTATGTCGGACGGCATGACAGGTCAGTTTTGGCAGATTGAGCACAAACGTAAGTCGGCCAGTAGCCACAGCCGATTTCAGACGGCTTTTGATCTGGCGAGTTACCTTGCAAACATGACCGGTTGTGATCTGTATGCAGAGGGTAAAACCATCGTGTGCGCGCCTTATCCATCGGCCAAAACGGGCGTACTGCATACACTGGATTACCAAGACTTGGGGCCAACAGTGCCGCTTGTTATGGGCGCTTCTGGCCTGCGCTTTAGCCGTGATTACCAGATTGCCAAGGGCGTCGTGGTGCACGTGACGAGTTGGGACAGCAGGCAACGGAACCGGGTTGAGTATTACTGGTCAGCCGATGGTGGCTCAACAAAAAAGGCGCTGGCCAATGGGAACTTGCACAGCTTCACTTTGCCCGGTGCGCGGCTGGAGCAAGTGCAGTCCTACGCCAAATCCAAATACGACCAGATTGTTGCCCATGAGCGCACTATAACGGGCACAATTCCGGGCCGCTTCACCTTGGAGCCGCGCCACTTCATGTCGCTTTCTGGCACCGGCACGACATGGGACGGCATCCACGACATTGACGCGGTAAGCAGCTCCTTTTCGTGGGCAGGCAGTTTTACGCAAAACATCACGTTGCGCACGCGAGACGCGACGAAGGGCGAAACTTACGATGCATGATGCCCGCTCTATAGCTGCAAGTTTGGTAAATGCCGTGGGCCAGCCCGGCTTTGCTATTGTGAGTGCCGTTGATCCCGTAAACCATGCGGTAAAAGTGCGCACGCAGCCCTCTGATATTGAAAGCGGGTGGCTGCCCTATGCAGCTTTGCAGGTTGGTGCGCTGCGCATTTCATGCCCGCCAGACGTAGGCGCGCACGTAGTCATTCAGCACATAGACGGCGATGCAGAGCACGGGTTGGCAGCGTGCCCGATTTATGACGCCGTCGTGATGCCACCGCTCTCACCGGCCACTGGCAAAGTGGCTCAGCCGGGTGAATTGCTGATTGTCGCCGGGAATGGAGAGCCGCCTCAATCAGCAGGGGCAGGGCTGGGAGCAGCAACCAAGAACGCCCCATGGTGGCACATGACCAAAACCGGCATCTACAGCGGGGCAGGGCAGGCGACCGAAACGCTAACAAATGACGGCAAAGCGTGGGTTGTGGGCGGTGTGAGTATGGCCCTGACTACTGCGGGCCTAACCGTTACCGGCGGCTCAATCACTACAGACAAAGACGTAACGGCCCAAGGCACGGTTACTGGCGATACTGATACGGTGGCTGCTGGCATTTCGGGCAAGGGGCATGCTCACAGCGGTGTGCAGCCGGGTTGCGGCACGACAGGGAAACCGCAATGAGCAAAACTGTAATCACGCTCAAACAAGCAGAATCACCAAACAAGCAAGCCATGCTTGATCTGCTTGATGGGCTAAGGGGACAAGTTGAGAGCGGTGACGTTATAAGCCTGGTGGCTTTGGCGGCCCATCCAGATAAAGAATTCAGCAACTACAGTGCGGGAGAGTTGGGGAGCCTTGAAACAATAGGCATGCTGGAGCGTCACAAGCTCTCTCTGATGCTGAAATTATCATGAGCGCCTTTTCTCACACTATCGGCGGCGACCTTGAATTGTCGGCATCTGGCTCCCTTGCTGTTGTTTCTGGCTCTGAGCAAACCCGGCAATCTATTTTGCGGCGGCTCTGCACTAATGCCGGTGGCTATATCTGGCAGCTAGAGTATGGTGCTGGGCTGCCAGCCCGTGTGGGCGATGTGATGAATGAGGGTGATATTCGCGCGCTTGTTTTGGCCCAAATGCAGAATGAAACGGGCGTTGACCAAACCCAGCCCATTACCGTTGCAATAACCAGCCCCAAAACCGGGGCCTATTTACTGGCCATTGCCTACACAGATGCCCAGACCGGCACCGTGCAGGAACTGACTTTAACCAGCTAACGCTCTCCACTGGAGCCTCCCGTGGCACTCACATTCCAATCGTTTAAAACCACGCTGGCCAATGCGGTTGCAGCGGCGCAGGGTGCATGCCCGGCGCTGCTTGACCTAGGCGTGGGCACGCCGGGCCGCGCCATGCTTGAGGGCGTGTCTGGCGTTGGCTTGTGGTTCCAGTTTATCGCCCTGCAAATACTCTCCCGCACACGCCTTGCTACCTCTATCGGTGCGGACGCTGACAGTTTTGTGGCCGATTTTGGCTTGTCGCGTGAGCCGGGAACGGCGGCGACAGGTGTTGTGCGTTTCACCTCTTTTACGCCCGACAATCAATCTGCCACGATTGTTGTTGGTACACCTGTAAAAACGGCCAGCAACATCATTTATGATGTGGTTGAGGACAGCACGAATAGCGCATGGTCTACCGCAGACAGCGCTTATGTACGACCTGCTGGCGTGGCATCTATCACGTTGCCAGTGAAATGCGAGACAACCGGCACGGCAGGGAATGTTGCTGCGGGCGCAATTTGCCTGCTGGGGTCTGCCATTTCGGGCATAGACACCGTGACGAATGACGCGGCTCTGACCAACGGTAGTGCGGGCGAGACAGATGCCGCCTTGCGCACGCGCTTTGTGAGCTACATTAATAGCCGCTCCAAGGCCACACTCTCAGCTATTGAGAACGCTATAACCGAGGTATCAGCCGACCTGATTTATCAGGTGATTGAGAATGTCGACGCATCGGGTGCGTTTCTGCCCGGCAATGTAGTGGCGTTTATTGATGACGGTTCCGGTGATGTGTCAGACGCCATTATAAATCAGGTCTATGCCGCTATTGATGATGTGCGCCCAGCGGCTGTTTCAATACAGGTTGTAAGGCCCAAAATTGTGCGCCCACCAGTAACAATGACGGTGAGCATTAACAGTACAGGCGACCTGACAACCATTCAGGCGACAATCAGCACGAACATTGCGACCTATTTAAACAGCCTGACAATTGGCGAGAGTGCAAGTTACTCCCGCCTTATTCAAATTGCCTACGCCGCCAGCACGGCAGTTACTAATGTGTCTGGCGTGACATTGGCTGGCGGCACGATTGATCTGCCAGCTACATCTGGAACGGCTTACCGAGCCGGGGTGGTGACTTTTGGCTGATACGTCACAAAACGGCTTTGCCCTGCGTGTTCGGCGGCTATTGCCAGCGGGGTGGTTCCCAAATCCACCGTCCGGCGGGGAGGCCGAGCAGGCACCGGTACTCAATGCGCTTTTGCAAGGGTTTGGCTCTGTTTTTGCGTGGGTCTGGGGGCTACTGACCGGAACCGATGAGCAGACCCGCCTTGCGACAATGACCGGCGCATTTCTGGACATGTTTGCGGCTGATTTTTTCGGCACAGGCCTGCTGCGCAAACAGGGTGAAAGTGACGATGAATACCGTAGGCGCATTCAAGAAGCTCTTTTCCCATCGCTCGGCACGCGCCCTGATGTTGAAAACACAATTCAATACGAAGTGGGGCAGGCGGGGCGGGTTATCGAGCCGCGTAACGCGACAGACTGCAAAGGGCTTGGAAGTCTAGCTGCCCCATCCATCGGCGGGGGGTACGGATACGGTGTTCCTGCGTTGCGCTACGGCTCTCGCGTGGTGCCGTTTCAGCTATTTGCCCAGCTACCCATGGGCAACACTAACAAACCAGCAGCCCAGACATTAACAAGAATTGCCGCGGTTATGCCTGCGGGCACGATTGCGTGGACACAGAATGTGGAGAGCCTAGAAAATGGATAGGCAGATACTATACCCGGCTGAAATACCATTGGTTGAAGACGGGCTGAACGCGCAGCGTAATGCCATGGTTGGCGTTGGGCATTTGGCTTCAGCAGCGTTCGGCGCAAATACGGTTGCTGCCTCTGGCTTTGCGTGCTCTCCGGCAGATGGCCTAGCCGTTACAATCGCCCCAGGCGCTTTACTGGCCCCCGGTGTTGTTGATGCCTCTGCCTACGGCACTCTGACTGCGGTTAGTAGCGCACTGGTACGGCAGTTTATTAGCCGTGACCCCGTGATCCTGACAGTGCCCAGCGCTGGGGCCGCGTATGTTGTGTACGTTACGCCGCAGACCGTTGACACCGACGACACAGTGTTGCCGTTTTACAATGCAGCAGACCCAAGCGTTACCTATGCGGGCCAGAATAATAGCGGCCTTGCCGCCCCCACAGTGCGGCGTGATGAGGCTGTTCTTGCTGTTGGCTCATCTGCGCCATCTGGTGCGTACCCGCTTTGGCAGATTGTTGTTCCGGCTGGCGCAACAACGCTTACAGCAGACATGCTTTCTATCGCTTCCGGCGCGCCGTTTTATCCGTCTCTGGCAGCGGTGGCTTCGCGCATTATTGCTCCATTCAATGCACAACTTGCCGCAGCTATGGGGGGATACCCTCTCAACGCGGTTGTAGCTGACACGACTACCCCCAACACATTCTGGGTGAGCACATCAGACGCAAACGTCTCCACCCCCGGCGCGGATGGCGCAACGTGGCAATCTCTCTTTAGCGGTCTCGCAACGCAGGCGTGGTCTAACGGGCGATTCCTGCAACTCGCGTCTACAGCGTTGCAGACAGTCACCGGGCCAGTGGTGTTCTCTGGCGAGACTGCTGTTCCCAACCCAACTGACGTGCCGGGGCAGTCTACTGGAAATCACGCAGCATCGACCTTCTGGGTAGACGAAAACTATGCGAAACTGAACGGGTCGAATACACTCAATGGTGCGCAGATAATAAACGGTAATACTACTGTTAATAACGGGGATATAATAGTAGCTACAGGTGGGTATGCTTTTGCAGCGCACGGTGGTGATGGGTCTCTATTTCAATTATTCAAGCGTCCAAATGCTACAGATACTTCTGGTAAACTGTCGTTATACGATGGTGCCAACTGGTACGAGACAGGATTCTGGCCGACTGGTGATATTACAACGACTAAAGGTGATGTCGCTTTTGTTAGCCAGTTACCGTTCTCTGACACAACGCAGAAAATACAGGCGTTTGCCGCAGAATATGACGGCAGCTCCTATTTTATTCCGTTCCCTACAGCATTTAAAGCAGGGACAACGCCTATTGTAGTAGCCCTGCCGAACAAAGAACCCGGTGGCAACCACTACGATAGGGTTTTATCTATCAACAATACAGGTCTAAATACGAACGCCCCTAATATAACTAATGAGGGTTTCTCTTTCTCCCAGTCGTATCTAGCTCAATACCCCGAAGAAAGTGGTCTTGTATCAGTAATTCAGGTGGTGGCAGTCGGAGTATTTGCATAATGACAACAGTAACAGCAGCAACAGCGACAGCAGTAACAGCGACAACAGCGACAGCAGCGCAGGCAATTCAAGCTGCGTATCCTGCGCAATATTACGGTGTTATTGCATCTGGTAAAATCTCAGCGCTGCTAGACGTGTGGGCAGCAGAAACAATCAATGGGACAGGGTTTGATCTGTTATCGTTGCCCGCGGCGTCTAGTTTGGTCGCACTAACAGCCGAGCAATGGGCGCTGGCTAAGGTGTCCAGCATTAGTGGTATGCTGAACGTTTTTGTTTCTGGTAGCAGTATCGAATACCCTGCGCGTTTTTACTGCACGAAAACCACACCTTGCGCAGTTTATGATCTGTGGGGGTTCGGTGATTTAGATAATGCTCCCGCTGTTGCAGATTTATACGCAATAACTGCGAGTGAGTATGCAGACAGGCTGGCTAATCCGCGCGCGCAGTATTACGATACATCGACAGGTAAACTGGATAACTATGTTGCTCCTGTCGTGCCAGTTCCGCTAAAAACTCAAGCTGCGACGTTGCTGGCGCAGCAGCAAACATACGTTATGCAGACGTATACCTTGTATGGTGATGTTACACCGCCAGACTGGCTGAGTTATTTGAAAACCTTACGCGCAATTGCGAACGGTACAGATAGCACCAGCACCACGTTGCCCACTGCGCCCGCCAGCTAACGCCACTCCACGATCTGACCACGAACGCCGCCCTTGAGGCGGTTTTTTTATGCCCGGAGCACAGATGAAACGACTATTTTTATCACTAGCCGCACTGACTCTGGCCGCCCCGGTTTATGCGGCAAATGCGCGGCTGGCATATCAGGGAACGGACGGGCAATACCGCTCTGCTCTCGTTGCCTCCCCGGTCTGCGGCGTGAATACGTCCGGCACGCCGATTTTGTGCAAAGGCGGCACAGGCAACGCTTACGCCTACTTGAACTCTGTCGGCAAAATCTATCTCAGCGCAACGGCGTGTCAGTGATGAGCAATACTATGGCGGAATCACAAACTAACGTCTTCATCACTCGCCCAGAATTCTCTGATCGCATGAATGCGCTGACTAGCGATGTGCGAAAAGTGGAGGCGGACGTGATTGAAATACGAACCCTTCAAACAACGCAACAAGCCACGCTCAACGAAATACTGTCAACCGTACGCAGGCAGGGCAATTTGCGTTCCATGGTAATCGCGGGTTTCTCTGGCTTAGGGGGCGGCGTTGCCGCTGGCGCTGTTTATTTGCTGCACTGGCTTAGTCAATGACCGGCCTCTTCCTCCCACACGTCCGTGACTTATGGGTTAAACCTGCGCTTGCGCCACTGCCTGCGGGACTAAATACGCTCTCGGCGCAACAGGGCGTGCTGGGCATTGGTCTGAAAGAAAGCGGGTACACATATCTGCGCCAGCTAGGCGCGGGCCCGGCGCTTGGTTTCTGGCAGATGGAGCCGGCTACCCACGATGACCTGTGGGCCAATTTCATACGCTACCGGCCAGAGCTACAGGCTGCACTTTCCCGGCTCTTGAATGGCGCAACACCAACGGCGCAAGCGCTCGTGACCAACCCGCTTTATGCCGCAGCAATGTGCCGCGTTCACCTGCTCCGGCAGCCTGACCCTCTGCCAGCCGCAAATGATGCAACGGCATGGGCCGCATACTGGAAGCAACACTACAACACCGCCGCCGGGGCAGGGGTGGCAGCGCAGGCTGTGCCGCTGTTTCGCGCCGCGATGGAGGCATGACGTGGACCCCACAACGCTTCTCGCATCTCTATTCAATTACGTTCTGCCGATGCTGCCCGCGAAATATGCGGCAGCCGTGAGCGTAATTGGCTCATTCGCGGTCAGCACTTGTGCGCTGGTTGCGTTTTTTTGGCCCCGGCCAGCGGCGGGCAGCAAGCTGTTGCCGCTGTACGATGTCATTAACAAGCTGGGGCTGAACGGTCGCCACGCGTCAAACGCTGACGACACAGCCGCCAAAACAACCCCCAAAACTTGACTGGAATCCGATATGACAACTGATGTTGCCACGAATTCGCATACTATTACACCGCTCGTATCGGCAGGAGAGGGGCTGTATTCCACAATCTCCGGCAAAGGCTTGAGCGAGAACGCCATTAAAGTCTCAACTGGCGTTGCAACGCTCTTGGACGGCCTGTTCCCCACCGTGTCAGGACTTGTCTCGTTCGACCTTAATGGCGTTCTCGTCGGAACAACTGATATTCTCAACGGATTAAACGCCGCAGTGACAGCAGCCAAGACTAAGCAAGCCGACGAAACGGACGCAACACAAACCCCAACAGCCTAAGGGCACCCTTTCATGAAAAAATTATTCTTTCTCCTGCCACTTGTGGCTGTTGTCGCATGCGCCAACACCGCGCAGGGCAAACTCCGGCAGACAGTGTTCAATCTGGACAGTGCCTATCATCTACTGGCCAACCCAATGCCCGACGTAATGGCGGGTAAAGTGCCTGGCGTAACCGTAAGTGATGCCGACAAGATTTTGATTAAACGCGCCAGCCAGACGGTCTTTAGTCAGCTTTCTGCGCTTGAAACCTCGATTGAGGCAGGAAACAGCATCACTGAAACCGCGGTTTCCTCCCTACAGGCTGATTTCTCCAGCCTTACCACCTGCTGGCTCGGGGCCAAAGAGGGCACTATGCCAACAACCTGTGCAGCAACATTTCCAGAAGTGAGCAAATAACATGGACGCAGCAGCAATCAGCGCAATTCTCGGAATTGCAGGCACCGTTGTAACTCTGGCCGAAAAATACGGCCCAGAGGTTTACGAGACCGTGGTCGAAGCCATCAACCAGAGCAAGTCGAGCGATGGGCCAAGCGTGGCGGATATTGAGGCCATTTTTGCAAAGTGCAAAGCCGATAATGACGCAATCCAAGCGTCATGATGGGGTATGTTGAGGTCTTCCTTGCGGGAGGCCTGACATTCATGGGGGTATTGGGTGTCGCGTTCTTTTTGAACAAAGGCGGCAAGGAAGGCAGCCCGTTTGAGTGACAGCAATCTAGATCATTTTCCCGACGTCAGGAAAATGATCTGGGAGGCCGAACTATTGGGATAAATGACGGGCTTCCACCGTACTGCTGCGGGATGTAAGACCCTAAGGGCCACTCCGCATCTGCGCCGCGTGCACACGACGACTTCCAGAATTACCGATGCATACGCAGAGCGGTTCGGGTCTGGCACCTGCCAACTATTGGGTATAGCCCAATAGTTGGAACCTGAAACTGTTGCTGCGGGCCGGGCTTGATACCGGCTGTCTAGGTAGTTCAGACACCTAGCGTCAGGCGCTCGGATCGAACGAGCAGCTACCCCTATCCTCAAGCGTGTCCAATCCACGCCGCCGTAGCCCCGTGATTCTAATGCGGGGATGGGGTAGAGCGCAAGAGAAAACGAATCGGGATAAATGGCACGGATATGGCACGGATTTTGTCGTGCCAAACCGGATTTAACTGATTCTTTTCGTACCGTGCTGTATTTGGGAATAACCAGAAAACCATGAAATTACAGCGGATTACTGCTGTTTTTCATGGTGGGCGCGACAGGGATTGAACCTGTGACCCCCGCCGTGTGAAGGCGATGCTCTACCGCTGAGCTACGCGCCCGGTTGTTGTCGACTTAATAGCCAAGAGCCCCCCAGATGGCAACCCCTTAAAACTAA